GTTCTTGTTGATATTGATGACACCCTCGATAGCATCTTTAGTTCTGATATGGCTATCGGCAAATATGTTGCACAAAGGGCGGGTATCGGCATCAACGCGGGTCGCATCCGTGGCATCAACAGTAAAATCAGGGGTGGCGAAGTGCAACATACAGGTGTTGTCCCGTTCCTCAAAAAGTTTGAAAGCACTGTCAGATGCTGCACTCAAAATGGCATCCGTGGTGGATCAGCGACTGTCCACTTCCCCATCTGGCACAAAGAAATAAGAGATATATTAGTTCTTAAGAACAACAAAGGAACAGAAGACAACAGAGTAAGAAAATTAGATTACTCTATTCAACTTAGTAAATTATTTTATGAGAGGTTTTTATCCGCAGAGGAGATTAGTCTTTTTTCTCCTCATGATGTGCCAGGGTTGTATGATAGTTTTGGTACGGAATCTTTTGACGATCTATACGTCAAGTATGAATTAGATGAATCAATTCCCAGAGATACTGTAAACGCACAGGAACTTATATTAGACCTGTTGAAAGAAAGAGCAGAAACTGGTAGAATATACATTATGAACATAGATCATTGTAATTCTCACTCATCCTTCTTGGATAAAGTGGAAATGAGTAATCTATGTCAGGAGATAACACTCCCAACTAAACCTATACAACATATCGATGACCAAACTGGAGAAATTGCTCTCTGCATCCTTAGTGCTATTAATATTGGAAAGATTAGGGACCTTTCGGATCTTGAAAGCCTTTGTGATCTTACTGTTAGGTCTCTTGATGAACTCATTGATTTTCAACGATATCCCGTCAGAGCCGCAGAAATCGCTACCAAGGCACGTAGATCGCTTGGAGTAGGTTATATTGGTCTTGCTCATTACCTCGCAAAGAACGGTGTTGGATACGAGGATGAGAAGGCATATAAGTTAGTTCACGACCTAACTGAAGCATTCCAATACAACCTAATCAAGGCAACTGTACAACTTGCCAAGGAAAAAGGTGCATGCGAATACTCAAATCGCACCAAGTATCATAATGGAATTCTTCCAATAGATACATATAAGAACGATGTCGATGAAATTGTTCCAAATAACCTGAACTATGATTGGGAATCTCTTAGGAAACTTGTCGTGGAATACGGAGTCAGGAACAGCACACTGTCCGCACAAATGCCTTCGGAGAGCAGTTCCGTTGTGTCAAATGCCACAAACGGAATCGAACCTCCTAGAGGATACTTGTCCATTAAAAAATCGAAAAAAGGACCTCTTAAGCAGATTGTTCCGCAGTATGGAACTTTGAAAAATGCTTATACTCTTCTTTGGGATATGAAGAGTAATACTGGATATATTAACATCGTTGCAGTAATGCAAAAATTCTTTGACCAAGCTATATCAGGCAATTGGTCATACAACCCACAACACTTTGAAGGATCAGAAGTTCCTACAAGTGTTATGGCACAAGATCTTCTAACCACATATAAGTATGGTTGGAAAACATCTTATTATCAAAATACTCATGATATGAAGAGCGATGAGATAGAGGAACCTGCACATCCTATAGGATGGCATGATAATGTTCCTGAGAAATCATCAGAGTTAGATAATTTAATAAATGAATGTTCACTAGAAAACCCAGAGGAGTGCGAATCCTGTGCAATTTAGACAAAATTCTACGGAGAAAAAAGTGGTTGATTCCATGACCGTGTTTAATACACAAAAGGTTAACACTAAAAAACAACCAATGTTTTTTGGTGCACCTTTAGGTGTTCAGAGATACGATTCTTTCAAGTATCCTGCATTTGAGAACTTAACTAAGTCTCAGTTAGGATATTTCTGGAGACCAGAAGAGGTGTCTCTACAGAAAGATCGTGGCGATTATCAATCATTAAGACCAGAACAAAAGCATATCTTTACATCAAACTTGAAGTATCAAGTTATGCTTGATTCTGTACAAGGTCGTGCACCAGGTATGGCATTTGCACCATACTGTTCTCTACCTGAGTTAGAGGGATGTATGAACGTATGGCAGATGATGGAAATGATTCATTCTCGCTCATACACATACATTATGAAGAATGTATATTCAGATCCATCTGAGGTCTTTGATACTATTCTTACAGACAATAGAATCTTAGAGAGGGCAGAGAGTGTTACAGGATCCTATGATGCGTTTGTAAATCAGGCACATCAGTATGATACAAGTAACTGGTGGAAATCAGAGTGGAGTGGACCTAATGCAGATTATGAAAAGAAAGAATTAAAAAGAAAACTTTATAGGGCAGTCGCTAATGTCAACATTTTGGAAGGTATCCGCTTTTACGTATCTTTTGCTTGTAGTTTTGCTTTTGGTGAACTTAAATGCATGGAAGGGTCTGCGAAGATCATATCGCTTATTGCAAGAGATGAGAATCAGCATCTGGCAATAACTCAAAATATCTTAAACAATTGGAGAAAAGGTGACGATCCACAAATGCTTGAGATTGTAAAAGAAGAAGAACCATGGATTATTAAAGAGTTTGAGAAGTGTGTTAATGAAGAAAAGAGATGGGCAGAATATCTGTTCAAAGATGGATCTATGATTGGATTGAACGATAAACTACTTCATCGTTATGTTGAATGGGTTTGTAATCGTAGAATGAGATCAATCGGACTTAAACCAGTTTATGACGTACCTGCAAGAAACAATCCACTCCCTTGGACAGAACATTGGATCAGTTCTAAGGGTCTTCAAGTGGCACCCCAAGAAACAGAAGTCGAATCTTACATTGTCGGTGGAATCAAACAAGACGTTAAAAAAGACACCTTCTCAGGATTCAAACTCTGATATAGAGTGGGATCTAGACGAGTGTTATAAAGCAATTAGAGACTCTGCAGATCATCAATGGGATGATTTTGCAGGTGGATAAATATAGGAAATGACAAATGATTAATTCATTATGGAAGGTGGTTATGAAAATCCCTGGTACTACAAAGGTACAGCTTTCACTTCTGATGATATTGGCGACTTCTTCGGTTACGTCTACTGTATTACAAATAAGACAACAGGTAAGAAGTACATTGGTAGAAAATATTTCGTGCAGAAACGTAAACCAAAGGGAGGAAAGCGTAGAGTTACTTCTGAGTCAGATTGGAAGAAGTATTATGGAAGCTCCCCAGAACTCAAAGCCGACATATCCAGATATGGAAAGGACAATTTCTCCAGAGAGATCTTATCCCTCCACGAAACCTTGGGAAAGGTAAACTACGAAGAGACAAAACAATTATTTTTAAATAATGTTTTGATGGAATCACTTGACGATGGAACACCGATGTATTATAATAGCAATATCCTAGGTCGTTACATGAAAAAAGATTATGGCAACTTTGAAAGAAACTCTGAAACAGACTCATAATTGGTCTCTTAGTCGTATCAATGAACTTTGTTCTCGTGATGATTTTGAAGAGGTTGTAAATGGTGACTCAATACGTCAAGAGTTTAGGGAATGGTTAGACATAGAAAAAGAAACTAATGTATTATCTCTAGAATACATAGATGATTTTGGTAGCGGTGTAGATATTATAGAAATTTAGATTATATATAGTGTAGATGTAAATACGTAAGATTATGTTTTCTTTTTTACTCCCATTTGCTACAAAAGTCATTTCTGATGCAGTAGCAAAGATCCCAGAAAATGAAGAACTGGGCGAAAAACTAATAGACATTTGCCTTATCATCCTTAAGAAGGCAGTCAAGTTGACAAAAACCGATATGGATGATAAACTGTTAGCACAGGTAGAATCTGCAATCAAAGCAAGGTAAAATTATGTTACAAAAAATTGTAAACGGGATTGCTATTGCGAGTGGAGTTGTTTCCCTTTCAGTAGTAGGTCTCGGTGGATATGTCTTCATTCGTAAAGATGCGATTATTGAAGATGTAAAAAGTAAAATTATGGAATCAGTGATGCCAGGTGGAATGAGTGGTATTCTTGGTGGAGATGCAGGTGGAGGAGCATTAGGAGGATTAGGAGATATTGTTAATCCTGCACCTGATGCACCTACACCAGATGCACCTGCAACAGGACCCGTACTACCACTAGGTTTTTAAATAAACATAGTTTGCATAGAATTGAGAATGCTATATATAAATAGTCTCTCAATTTTATGTCATGGCAGAAGCAGTTAAAAAAGAAGAAGTAAAAGCAGAAGAACCTAAGAAAGTAGGACCTCTTGCAAAGTTAAAAGAACTATCCGAGGACAAGGAAGAGCAGATGGAAATCTTCTCAACTTTTGTTAGACTCGGAATTTTAATTTGGAGTGGTGGTATCTTAACTCTAAATTACGTTTCGATCCCAAACTTTCCACAAAAAAACATTGACCCAACTTTCATAGCTTCGGTCTTTACAGGGGTCCTAGCTAGTTTTGGAATTCAAACAGCAAAAAATAAGAACGGTGGTAGTGCTGCTAAACCTGCACCTGGTGCGGTATCAAAGGCAGACTTAGACAAACTAATTGAAAAAGCAGCAAGCACAGCACCTGCACAAACAATTAGAATTGAGCAAGCACCAATGGTACTTGCACCAACTCCAACTAAGAAAGGATAGTGGATAAGAAAAGTGCCTTTATATTAGGATTGGGAACTGTTTTGGGTATATCCCATATCGGTATGATTGGAATGCTTTCAAACAATTCCTCATTTCCTAAATTCGATTTGCCTATAGGACAGTATACTGCGTACAGAATAGAGGCAGATAAGAATGGATATAAAATTGACTACAGAGCACACGACCCTAGGATCGTAACAACTACTGAACAACTCAGTAGACCTGCAGGTTTCCTAGGATTAGGTAAGAAAAACGTAGATATTCAAAGACAAAATGTAGTAGGAGAGACTACTAACACAAACTCCTCTGGACTAACTGAAAAACAAATCGCATGTATCAAAGCAAGAGGAAGTGGCGAAGGAACTGGTAAGATGGTTGGTGGTGCATTAGGTGCTGCTACTGTTACACAAACTGGTGTATCATCTATTCCTATAGTAGGATGGGTAATAGGAGGTGCGATATCAATGTTCGGTATGGATCAAGGTGCTGAAATCGGAGGTCAAATGGCAGTTGATTTTGCAGATTGTGATGAAGAAATTATTACAGGAGAAAACTGATGGCAAGTTATGGGGAGTGGAAAGAAAGTCTTTCTGATGATGACGACTTACTTAGAGAAGTAGTTGGCGATGATAAGAATGACAAGAAAAGAAAAACAAATCTAAATGAAGAGGTGGAAACTGAACTGATATAGTATGAATCAAATTAAGTATGAATCCAGTATGTCAATTACGCAAATGCCAAACAAAGTTGATGTACTCGACATGTTCACTATTCCTTTGATACATGTTGAATTGCTAGAAGACACTGATGAACTAAAAGGTTGTAAGGAATATTTAAACAGCAGTATACAATCTAAAGTTGGCAAACCCAACAATATGGTTCTTGAAAAATATCCAAAGATAAAAGAGATCTTAACCAATAATTCAAATTCAGCACTTAAAGATATTTTGACTTATGATGCTAAGTTTAAGATAACAACATCTTGGATAACAAAGACAAGACAAGGGC